CAAAAGCCAGACATGCTTCGTCTGGCTTTTGACTTTATTATAACTTGGAGAGAAACACGCACGAGGCCGAATGCTTACGAAATATTTATATATGAATTAACTATTTCAAATCCAACTTGCTTCCCATAGTTCAAATTCATGAATAATGAAAGAATCAACATTAACAAAGAAACGGGTATCAAATAACAGATATTATAAAATGTTTCTTTAATCAACGGAACTCTTTCTTTATTATGTCTAGTTACTATTTTATTCATAACAAAAGAAATCAGAGTCGCAAGAAGATTAATGAAAATAGGGATAAATATTGACAGAAATAAAGTCAGAGTGTTCATGATTTCCTTTGAATCCGCATAAAACAAAAGAGCAAAGGAGAAACCAAGAGCCAATGGTATAAGATAAAAAACCAACCAATTACTGGTCTCAGATTTTAGAACCTTATTTTGGCGTCTAAATATTTCCGTAATATCAATAAACGTAAAATTCATAATCAACTAAAAATAGAGAATTCTGTATGTTCTTTTATAAATGCCTTAACCTTTTCTTTTATAGAAACATAGGAAGAAAATCCCTTAGCATTAGTATCAACTATAAGATCATAATAAGGACGAATTAAATCTTGCTGCATACTATTCAAATACAATGTACGCGTTTTAGCCTGCTTCCCTGTTCCTATAGTCGTTGTTACCTTCCTATTTGCATTATCAAATATATCATTTAATTCTGAACTTTCAAACAAAACCTCCTTAGAATTGATCATTCTTTTAATATCATTTTCTTTATCTTGCCCCAAATTGTTCTTGAACTTTACGACCAACTCCATTGTATAATCTGCCCTATCAAGATTTCCAAAATAACGATTTGCCGTATCCGAACTTTCCTTGCTAGCCGTTAAAGTAACAGAATTATACCGTCCAGTGTTTAGTTCCTCCAAATACGAGGAAAGTATGATATTTGTTTTTTCAATAGAATATCCTTTATCTATACCATAATAATTATTTATAAATGTTTTTAACAGGATTACCATCAAGGGAAAAATACCCTCATTATCTGTACGTTCCAATATCAACAAAGCTTTAGAACCACGACGGGGAATTTTCAAGAAATAGAAAAAAGGCTTAATTATAGCCTGGTCTTTATCTACCTTATACGCAATATCATTAGGAGAGTCTTTATCTGCGATCTCATATTCTTTACCATACGCACCTGTTTCTATTATTCCGCAAATATACCTTTCCTCTACATTCCTATGGTGATACTTGACCGTTTCGCCTTCAGCATTTATTTCCTCAGCAGGAATTCTTACAGTTCGTTGTAGGACTGGTATATCTCCTGTTTTATTCATATCAACATGATGTACAAAACCACAATCCTTACTTGAGAGTATATCAAAAAAATCAGGATCCTCTCCAAAATCTAATAATTCTCCTCTTTTTTTTATTTGAATGCCAAAAACTTCTATAGTAGTTCTCATAGTAATATGGCGAATCCCTTATCAAAACGCGCCCAAAGGTATTAGTGTAACCTTAACCCGATTTTACGGATTACGTCTTGAAAAGGGATTCATGTCCTGTTTTACCAGTATTTATGTCACTAAATTTGAGGGCACTGCAAATATAATAATAATATCTGACAATACAAAAGAATACTTTTATTCCAATAAAAAAGCTCCCACCCCGTGGGAGCCTGACTAATCAAGTTGCCTGTCATGCTGTCAAACAATAACTACACAACTGATAAGAACTCTTGACCGATACGATGAATACCGTCAATAATACGTTTCCGCTGCTCCTGGCGCGGAGTACGCAAACCGCTTGCATAATGTGAAAGTTGTTGCTGGTTGATACCCGAAGCCCGTGAGATGGCAGCCAACGAAGTGAACTGCTCGCACTTACGAAGTAAGGCAGCCATTCCCAATTCAACATCAAACTCATAATCACCTCGAACCAGCCAATCAGGAAGCACCTCACCATCCTGCACCAGCCCTTCAATATGCTCACGAACCGCAACAGCCAGTTCATCCATGAGCCCCTCATAGCTTTTGGATGTAGTGACAACCATTCCGCACAACACATTCTCTTCGGTGACCGCACCGAAATTCTTGCCACACCAATCTACTTTTACTTTAATTTTGCCCATAACATATCTTATCTTTTTAGCAGGATGGAAATAACACCCTGCCTGTTTCCAAAGCTACAGGGCAATGCCTTATATTGTATCCGCCGCACGGCGAATGCGGTCAGCCAAATCAACCAAAGCCCCTCGCAGCTGCTCTTTTTCGGCATCGCTGAACTTTTTGCCGTTCGATTCGTCCAATTTTTGGTATATCCATCCGCTTGATTTACCAAAATAAGAGCGAGCCATTTCACGCCATGACAGCACCATCAGAATGTCTTGCAACTTTTGCTTGACAGTCATTTCTTCTTGAACCAATACCACCTTTTCCATATTCAAATCATTTAAAAATTTATTCGTAGTAATGCCTGCCCCAAAGGGCAGGACTTTTTCAGTCTTCTTTCGGAAGGTCCACCATTTGGTCGAAAAGCTCTTGAGCGTACCACAGCAATTGCGGATATCCATTTGGATAAGCATTCTGTAGGTTGCGAATCGCCTCGATCAACTCAGCTTCTTCTGCCGAAAGTTTCATTACTACAGTGTTCATAAGCGCTTAATTTTTGAACACCACAAAGATAGTACGAATTTTCGTATTATCAAAAAAACAAAGTACGAATTTTCATATTATTTTTTATATCATCCCCTCCGTGGTTGAAGGAACGGAAAAATAAAAAATTCCGCTGTCCCGTCGGCTGCCGTCGTGTGAACTTGTGAGCGCGGCGGCAGCCGACGGCAAATTTTCAAGCCTGCCCCCAAAGACAGGCTCTTTCTTCCCTATCACAATTTCCCCTCATCCCTGTAAGAGTAATATGTCCCATTCCCAAAAATCACATGGTCCATTAACTCAACCTCCATCAACTTTCCTGCTTTAGACAGCTTTTCCGTTACATCATCATCCTGCCTGCTGGGGTTGACCGCTCCTGACGGATGATTATGCAAAACCACCATCGCCACCGCACAACAAGACAAAGCCTCTTTCAATACCAACCGTACATCCACCATTGTGGAATCAATTCTACCGATTGATATTCTCTTCCTTTTGATTACCTTATGGGAGTGGTTTATAAAAACCACCCAAAATTCCTCCTGTTTCAAATCGGTCATGACAGGATACATATAATTATATATATCCTTGCTGCTCAATATCTTTTCCGGCTCTTTGTTCTTGCATCTCTTGTATAATTCGATAACAGCTTCGGCTACTTCCCTGCGTGCCGGTGTCAGACTTTCCAAAACTTCTTCAAAAGTCATATTTTCCTGTTTGGAAAACTCCCTACGGTTCGTCACCTTATAAATTAACTCACTCTGATTCAACGCCCTGTAATCTCTATCAAATAATGTATTCATACCCATTTATTTTAATAATGTTCTACCTAAAAAATAACCTCCCAACACTTCAGCACCGAAATTTTCAATCTCGCACGCAAAACGGGCATAAGAAAAGCCACGGGTTATAATATCATCGAAAAGAAGCACCTTTTTTCCGTTGAAAAAATCCCGATTAAACTTAATGATATGCACCGACTCAATATTTTTTCCGTTTTGGTTCTCATGAACGGCAAGCCGTTCCCCCTCAATGGTTATCGCCTTGTATGCGTTGGTAGCACCCGTCAAACGGCACACCTCTTCCGCAAATTCCTCATAACGGATAGCATTCGCCACCGCCGTACAGGCAGGAATACAAGCAAATGTTATCGTATCACACAAACTACCGAACTGCGCCCGTATCTGCCTAGCCACCAGTTCCGCCACCTTGCCGCTACGTCTGCCGTCCTTAAAATCCCATATCAATTGCCGTATCTGCCATTCCTTTTCGGTAGCTTCGTACTTTATCGGCAAATAATCGAAAAAAGAGATTATCGGCTTTTGCCACTGTTTCAAATAGTAATCGTTGATTTTCTGTGCCATAATCGTATCATTTAAATTCTTGAACTTGAAGCCCGGAGGGTGTGAGCCTTTAACCTCTTTCTCCCTGCCTGGAGCTTTTTTTTATTCCGTCGCTATCGCTCGGGGTATGTTTCGCCTTTATGCTGCATCAGAAGGTGTTACAGGACACATAAAGACAAGTTTTCAGAAAAACCAACGGCTTGAATACTACCCTTCAGGGTGGAGATTTTTTTCAGAACAGAGCCTGAACTTGGCATGTGGCATGGAACATTTACCTTCGCAGTATAAAGGAGATACATATCACGGGGGAGAGCGACAAACAAGGGCGACAGGCAGGAAAGAGAGAAAGAGACAAACCACATCAAAAGAACTAACGAGTGTTCTTTTACCGCTGCTATCGTGCGTGCGAAAATCCGGTATTCGGCTATAATGAAAGCATAGTCAGCGGATTTTCGCACGCACGATAGGGTGATAGCATATTGGAAAACAATGAATTACATTTTAAAAAGCCCTGTTTTTACGCTGAAAATTTCAGTTTTCCAGCGCTCAAAAAAATGATTGCCTATTTACCAAGCATTTACAGCCTTTTTCACCCGCACTTTGTGCGGAACTAGCGAAGCGTACCCCTCACCGCGCTATCCAAATTTCTCATTACTTTACAAAAACATCAGCGGAATATGTAACGTACCCATACCGATTTTGCGCCCATCGCACCCGTACAGACACAAAAAAACCGCACGCAACAGGCGCACGGTCATTGGCAGAGATACAGGTAATTACCTCTACAACGCGGAAGTAACAAACAGATTGATATGGGTGCGTGGAAATTTCTCACAGCCGATACACAAGGTATCAAACGCATCGGAGCCATCGGTACGCCCTTCAAGCCGGTCCTCCTCCGTTTCCGCCAGCTTCTCACCCCGTTTGTCCTTGCCCCCATTGTACACACCTGCCGTCTGGATGGATATCAACAGATCTTCATTATTCTGCTCGTTAAAGAAAGGTATAAGATTCGCCTGTCCGGACAACATGCGGTTAACCAACAGATATTTCTCAATGTGACTCATAGGCTTGCCTATATGCACTTCATCCACCTCCCAGCCACGCTTGCGGAACTCATGCGCAATAACCCACCTGAAATCCTGATCATTGACTGCATAATTGGAACCCAATGCCGTACTGTCATAATAGAACACCACCTTCTTACGCTTGTGATGCCGGTAATAAGTACAAAAATCATCCACCAGTTCGGGCAACTTACGCTCGTACTTTACAAAGAAGGACTTGAGCACTTTCAGCTTGCGCCCCTGCGGCTGTCCTGCCACCAGCCAGTTGATATTCGCATTGTAATCGAAAGCTATGCAGATGGGCATTTGGGGCTCCACATCGGCATCAGCCAACGAAGTGGGAACCTTGAGCTTGTCAAACTTGTACTCCAAACTGTCAAGGTAGGAAAAGTTGGTAGCACTGTACTTGTGACCGGAACGCAACGAAGAATAGAATCCGTCACGGGTGATGCCTATGCGCTTGCACAGGATAGCCGTCATGAAGGTCAACGGAGGCAGGTCACGTTTCATGTCATTAACCCACTTTTCACCCAACACCTGCATGTTCCAGATACTTGAATATTCCTTGTACATGACCGCTACGGAACGCATCCGGCACAGATCACGTGAAAGAGTACGGAGATAAGAACGCAGATAAGCGGGTATCTCCTTACCTGCCGCAACCAGCTTCTTGATTTTATCCTTGGTCTTCCAGATTTCAAAAACAGCGCCCTGTATCACCTCAATCAGTTCGGGATCACACTTCTTCTCATAATCCAGGAACCAAGACCCTTTTTTAGTGACCGGCATATCAGAGGAGATCAACATGCCATGGTGAAAAAAGTGATGCCCGAAGTGCTGCTTGTTACCACGATTGGCCGGAAGTGTCTCATCCTTCAGCTGTTCGAAGTCAATAAACTTGGCTTCGTCAATATCCAGTGCGTCATAAGAATGCGAGTTGGATGTACCGCTCCGGTCCTGAGAAATGATATAGCCGATTGATCCGTTATACAAGGATAGAATATTCTCCCAGTTATCGGGTTCAAAAATAGGCTCACCCCACCCCCATGACTTCGGCGGCTTGCGACCGACACACCAATGCAGGTCACGCTTAAATCCCCAGTTCTCCCAATGTATCAGCATGGAGGGCAACGTATTAGTCAAGACACGCTTGCAGTTGGCACCGACAAATCCTGTAATGGAACCGGGCATACGCTGCATGTTGCGCAAATTCCATGCCGCATGAATCAATCCTTTCCCGATACCACGACCACCCACAATCACCGAATCTTTGGCCGCCGTGTACATCACTTCCTGCTGAGGGTCATTAAAGTATTGTTTCATTATTCTTTCGGTTTAGGATTAAAGATATCATCTTCATTGAACTCAACCTCTTCAAAGTCCACATCCTCAATATCGTCAGACCAATATTGTTGAATCTTTGATTTAATTCTATCCCGGACATTAGGAATAGGCTTGATGCCAAGCACGGTCGGATCATCCGTCGGCTCGAAAGGCTGCACTATAATCTTATCATAACCTTTGTCCAAGATGTCTTCTTTATCCAACTGGGTGTATTTGCCATAATAATTGGCGGCAGCCCCCATGGCGCGCGCATCCTTGATACGCCGGGCCATTTCGAAGGTCTCATCAATCATCTGGCAGAACTTGTAGCGATGGTAATCCTTGGTTGTCTTGGCCAGATCACCCAACAGACGCTTGATAATGCGTACATCATCGTATGCGGAAGATTTGCTGATCTTGTAGCGATACTCCAGTTCCTGCACAATCTCCAAATCTTTTTTGCGCGGGAACTGTAACCAGTAATTATACATATCCCGGAGCCGGATCAACCGCTGTTGAATCAGTTCGGGAATGCCGTCAGCCGCCATCTCGTTGACATCGGCGAACAGATATTTCTCACATACTTCTATCGTAGCAGGTACAGGCATAGTTATTACAGATCTTCATCAGCGTCCATATTCAACAGATAACCGTTTGTCAACGACACCGCCAACGGACTGCCCACATTCGCCAGTTCGATCTCCTGTCTACGCAGTTTCAGTGCAGTGGATGCCTTGGCGTGATAATACGCCCTGGAAACAGGCGAATTACGGTCAAGAATATCCAGACGCAGCGTGTCCGCATCCACATCAAGCAGCACTGCCATATCGGATATAGGGGTCAGCAGAGCCGCCAGCTCGCTGATCCGATCAAGTTGTTCCGTTGAATAGACCATCCAGTTGTATAGCGTTAGTATTAATAATATGAGCGTAACGCTCTCTCAGTTGTATAAAAACAGCGGGATCGGTTGTGATGATTCCGCTCTCGACACGATTGCCCCTTGTCTGATTCTGTGAGGTGCATATCGACACCTGCCACCTTGCATTTTGAATGAGAATCACTTTTGAATGATTTTCAGACAGGTACACTTCATCGAACACATTGGCAATGAAAGTATAAAGATTGACCGTCTTACGGGATGCCTTCAAGTCCGCCAACATGGTAGCCCGGGTAAGCTGACCGCGCCGCTTCAAGCGATAGATCCGGCGGAGAAACTCTTCGGAAGTGGAAAAGGTGGAGATGTAAATCTCCGCCGGACCAGTCTCGCTCAGAATCATCTCGATGATGTCGAATAGCTGCACACGGTTATCCAAATACGCTTGCAAGGGTGCTTCGGACAGTGACCGCAACAGTTGCCTAACCTTTTTCATCGGTTGAGATGATCACTCCCACCGCCGCCAGTTCCGCTGCCTGTGTCTCATCCACCACATTACCGGTAGCAATCAGGAAGTCATACCGCTGCTGCACCTTCTGCAACAAGGCAGTAAACTTGCCAGCATCTGTATCCTTCAACTCCGCCAGCTTCTTGTTATCAGACAGATACTTGCGTGCCGCACCCACTTTTTTAGCGATTTCAGCCGGGTCCAGACCGGAAGCATCTTCCGTCTTCGTCACCGGATCACCAGGCTTATAATCATCGTATGCCTGCAGGTTGGCACGATACTTCTTGTCCGCTTCATCAAGCAGCTTCAGGTATTCGTAGCGGTCACAAGCCGGCGCCGACTCCATGCCCTTCAGCTGCTCGAACAACTCTTTGATCTTAAACCATAACGCCCCGTTATCCGTCCACAGACGTTGAATCTCAGGGGGAAGGCGGTCATGATCCATACGCCTGCCTTTGGCTACCTTCGCCTCCGGGAACTCATCATCCACATCCAGTACCGGAACACCTCCGTCTATGATCCGTTGTGCGGAAGGTATGACCGTGATATTCATTCGTGCGATATCAGACACGGTTTTTCCATCCAAACGGATTTTCAAGTGCTTGCGCAATTCGTACTCCACCTTATCGGCAAACTTTTCCGGCTTGCGGATTACATTCTGAAACAAAATCTTATTACGGTTCAAGGACAACAACAGAGTGGCACCCGCCACCACATCACGCTCAGAAGGCGGTGTATCCAGATAGTCCTGTATTTTATGAGTCAATTTCTCATCCATATATTAAAATATTAAAAAAGTGGCGGCATAGACCAGCCACACCACCACTCCGATTTATAAACTTAAAGAATCAAGGCTCATCCAAAGAAGAATCGCTCCATGCGGAACCGTCCGCACCGGAGATATCCCCATCCTCCGTTTCAATTTTACCCGGATAGAAGGGAGCCGGGCACACATCGGTCGCTTCTATCTCAAGCGTGGTACCGGCCTCTCCGGTTACTCCCTCGCCCAATGCCTGGGCGGGCTTGGTCACTGTCTCGAACTCCTCACACCCCATCACACGGAACTTGCCGTTGCGCTGCTGTACAAGATAGACCAGATCATCGGCCATCGCCTGACGGCAGAAACCCGCCGCATCTTCTTCAGTACCCGGATGCTTGATCGTGCATTTGTTCAGACATGTGACACTCGGACGCTCTCCCTGCACCTCGGTAGTCACATTGGATTTGGCGGACAAGGAATTAAGCGTTAGCCACTTCTTATCCGACGCCATCGTAAAATTACCCTTGTAGGTGGCCAGTTCACCCATTTTTTTCGCCTCACCCAACTTGGGAAGCGTAGGCCAGGCCGCAATATTGGATTTCTTCTGAAAGAAAACCTTCGGACGGATGCCCGGAAGCACCGTCTGACCGTCACACCAGTTCAGTGACTGGTACATATCCGCTGTCGTACAATCTGTTGCCATATCACCTCCTTTTTTTAAATCGGGGTCGTACCATCAATGGATGCCACCAGCAGACGCTCCTTGGACAAACTCTCGAACTCCACACCGAAAAACATCGTCGCGATGAACTGGAGCACAAATGCCTTGAAGCGTGCCACCTCCACGTTCTCCTCCTCACCGGTCTGATTAACACCCACCAGCATGTTACGCTTGACCGTCATGTGGATGAACGGACTATTCTTCTTATTCGCCAACGGCACAATGTTCACATTGTCAAACCCCTCGACATAGTACTGCTTGTATTCACGGTTGTACGGGATCGCTCCTGTAGTGCTCTTGTAGTCCTCACAATAGTCGAAAAGCACATGTTTCGGAACAAACAGCTTGACCGAAGACTCCTCGGTCAGCATATCGTCAGCCGCCATGCAGACCGCTTTGAGCGTATCGACGGCATTTTCTTTGGTAATCGCCTCAATGACCTTGTAGTTGCCCAACTCTTCAGAAAGTTTTTTGCCATCCAGCTCTTTTTTAGTAATGGTATCAAAGCCATTGAACAGATCCTTGGAAGTCTCACCCGAATCATTACGGACCGCATTCCACAGTACCATATTCAGGTTCTTGCCCAACTGGGCGGTCAGATACGCCAGCACCTTACGGGTGATCTCGGTATTCTTCAACGCCTCGCCCTTGGTAATGTCGGAACCCCACATGGACTGATAAATCTTGTTCGGTGAGAAATTACGCACGACAGAACCAAAGTAGGTATACAGGGTGCGCGGATTGATCACCACCTCACTGTTATCCTCACGGGTTTCGGAGTACGGTCCGAACTGCATGTCACCCGACAGTTCACCCACAGTCTCGGCATAACGGATTCCCGGACGTAAGGTCATGTGCTGCAAAGAACGTGATAGCCCCAATACAGGCATCTGCAACAACTCCTTACGGTACTTGCGAGCACTCTTCTGAAGATCCTCGCTGGTAATATTCACGCTAACTTGTGCCATATCAAATATAGTCTTTAACTTCGTCATACATGGATGCAGCGGACACCGCATCATTTTTTTCGTCTTCTTTCACACTCGTGGTGGTAGTGTCACCATCGGATTTTTGCAGGTTCTTGATCTGCTCGTCACGCTGTCTGACCAGATCCTTCTGTTCGCCGACCTCCGTTTCCAGCGCATCCAGCCGGTCATTGACAGCCCTAACCTGTTCCTCGGTGAGTATTACCTTGCCATCCGAGTCCTCCACCCCCTCCACATTCAGAAGGGTGTTGATTTTGGTGTAATCTTTTTTCATTTCGGAAACAATAGAAGGGACGGACTGTTTTTCTTTGGATGAAAACAATCCGTCCAGTTTAGTTAATATTTTGTTTAGTAATTTATGACTATCAGCCGTATCCCGCTCACTCCCGGACGCAACCGGCAAAGGGGACAACCCCAGCATATTGACCTTGCCTTCATAAGCGGCAAGATTGAGCTTATCCTCATCGCCCTCGATGATCTCGTCCACAAAGCCATACTCCAACGCCTCTTGTGCGGTCAGCCACCTGCCCGCCTTCAGAACATCAAGAATATCATCTACCTTTTTGTTGCACTTGGCCGCATACATGTTCGCCAGTACCAGATCAAACTTGTCGTTCTGCAGCTTGTTCTCCTTCAGCTCATCGATGAGCTGTTGGATCTGGTCAGCGTTATACTGCCCCCAGGCATCCACCCAGTTGCTCACCTTGTGCACCAGGAACAGACAATATCTGGAAATGCACACCTTTTTCGCACCCAGTGCGGCAATAGTAGCCGAACTTGCCACCAGCCCATACAGGTAGGCGGTCACGTTTCCATGATCAACAAACTGCTGACGGATATCCAACCCGTCATCAACCGCACCTCCCAAAGAGGAGATGCGGACATTGACAGGCTTGCCTTTCAAGCCTGCCAGCTGATTGCGGACATACTGCTTGGAGTAGCCCCAACGGCCAATGTAGTCATCTATGTTCAGGTTATAGGTCATATCACATTTTTGATTGCAATATTACACTATACCTTATATATATAAAAATACCTAATCTATGATACGAAGCAAGGGCAGAATGCCTGTATAGGTGGCCACCATGGCACTTCCACACCTGGAAGAGAGGGTATCGGGTATAGTATCTGTGGAGGTAATGAGGGAATACGGGCGGTCACCTGAACCCAGCATAAAATATTCTCCGGACACACTCCGAAGCCGGAAGCACAGCTTCTTGTTGCCCACCTCGAACCGTTCAGGCAGGAAAACCGCCAGCTTAGATACGAAAACACGCTGTTTGTTCTCGATTTTGTCGCTGACTTCGACCGAAGCCAGTCCGACCATGGGTAACCGCGTAAAGTTTGCGGCCGGTGGAACCAAGGCAAATTGTTTTTTTACAACTGTCATGGCGGTCAGTTCTCGGACTTCACAGTACTCCACGCGGCTGATGTAGTGAATTTCGCTCATAATTGTTCGGTGTTGTTCGCAGTTGTTCGGTGTTGTACAAAAACAGGGGTCTTATCCTCTCTTTTTCTTGTTAAAGAACCTAAAAACATGCCTTTCCGGTTATAGGCATTGCGCATCCGATAGTATTTCTGCCGGACTGTCTCTATGTAGTCCATGTCAATGCCATGCATCTCGCACCAAGCCGCAATTGTCTTGTTCAGCCCCACAGAACTGCTGGTCATATCCCCCAGTTCAGACCAAAGATTGCGCCGGAACAGGTCTTCGATGGATTCAACCACCGCCTCTTTGGCCAACGGACCCAGGTAATTGTACACTGCCGGATCTTTCGCCTTGGAATCAGGGATCACAATCGCGACCGTATCATCGGACGGCATTTCGGGTAACTTGTCCGGTGGCAGCTTCTGCAGAAAGCGCCGTATAACCGAGTTCTCATTGCTCTGTGCCGGAAAACGCACCGGATTGCCCAGCGAATGTGTCAACCACTGAGCCAGGTAATGCTCCAGTTTAATATAAAACACGAAATCTTTCATAATCAAAAGTTTATCTACAAAGATACACATTTTCAGCTGTACATAAAAAAGAATAATCTGAAAAATGCGCTTGGAAAAGTACCCTGGGGCAGGATTTCTTGTATTTTAACAACACGCGTGCATTTGCCCATGAATATATATCGGTACGTTTTTGTTGTATCTTCGGTATAGTTTGATTTGCCCAGAAATTTATGCGTTTTTGCAACCCTGCATTTTTCAATAACAACACACTGTAAACCATCATATTACGAAGACACAAAAACAAAAAAGCATTTTGCAACCGAGTACATAACTTTGTAATCTTGCATCTTTGCGCCAACCTAATTTAAGCGGTTGCAAAGTTTTTGTAGTTTGAAACCGATCCGCAACCGTTTTTGTAGCCGACTTGAAACCGACATAACCTCCTATTTCTTAATTATTTATCTTTCCTTTCCTATTTTGGGTACAAAGTTGCAAAGTTTTAGTACAAAAAAGGAAAAGAGGACGGAGAAACAGCAATCAACCGCCGTCATCGGTTGAAAAATGCAAAGGAACGGTCGGTTATGTATCTTTACATGATGCAGGAAGAATAGAAAAAGGGCGTGTATGTTCCATAACCGAACATACACGCCCATAGGCACAGTAATACAAGGTTGCAATTATCCAAGTCTTTTTTTGCGGGGGCGGGGGAAAAGCTCCGTCCGACGAATTTTGGTATAGTCAGCATTGAGATCGTAACATCGCCAATGCCCTTCGCTGCGCATGAATTCGCCAACGGTGACGAGCATCCAGCGCAGCTTCTCTCCATCAGCCCTCAGGTTCATGCGCTGCCCAGGCTGCATCTCGGCCAAGAAGTTATATAGCTTCAGCATGTATTTTGATGCCTCTTTGTCGGTCATCAACGCGTGAACATATTCGTCTGAGTGCTTAATGAGGTCAGAACGGATTTCCGGAGTCATCATCTTCTATGTTTGCATTAAAGTTAAGCTCGTCAATGGTGCTTCCAACCGACTGAAGGTATATCATATCTTCACTCTTGCCGTCAACCTTGCGCGTGATACGGTCGGAACCGTTGCGCATACTCTCCGGATTCAAGGTTTGAACGTAAGGACATAAGGCTGCAAAGCCCTTGAGCGCCTTGGTAAACCTCTGCATAGACCAAAATGTATTTGTCACCTTTGCGAAATCCTTGAAGTCATCGTATGCCTTTTTGCGGACAATCAACCTGTCTAAGTTACCACTGTCCTTTGCAAAGTAAGTATTCGCCCACGCCTCGAAATTGTCGCCCATATCCGCCTTGTGCTTGCGCTTCATGATGTTACCCATGGGCGGTTGTATCTTAATACCGGAATGGACGGTGCTCAGATAGAACTGAAGGCAGCGGGCAAAGAAATTCAAGTCGGCATTCCACTCAGATTCTGTATAATCCGTTTGAGAAAAGAGATTTTTGCCGAAATCATCATAGATTGAACGAGTCTCTAAGTAATCGTTTTCATCGGTTTTTTGGTGATAATAATCAGAAAATACCGTATATATCAACCGGGCATCGGAACTGGAGTCGAAGTTGCCCGGCACGTAATTCGTGCTGAAAGCGAACTTCGGGCTGCTCTCAAACTCGATATAGAAAGAATGGTTGTTTTTCGGGTTGACTGTCATACCTCCTGTGATACTGTCGTAAAACAAACCGGTATCCAAGTAACGGTGACAGTCATCAACGATGATGAAGTCGGTGTGCTGGTTGACTTGCTCAAACACATGGTTATTATCCATCAGTTTCGGATTTCGTCCGGACAAGACTACAGTACGAAGAAACTGTTTCAGGGAAGTCAGGAAAAAGGACTTGCCCGAACGCCCATTGCACTGCCCCTCTTCGCCAATCTTGTTGTCCATGGCATACACCGCCCATGCCCGTGAGGGCGACTTGTAGCGGTGCAGGTTATAGCCAACCGCGAAGATCTTATTCACGAAATTCAGCTTTTGTTCATGAATCTCTTCGGCACTGAGTAATGGACCGGCCAAGTCGAATTTATGCTCCGCCCGATAGGCGGCCGCCTGGTCCTGGTCTTTGTCCGCCCACAGTTCTTCTAACTCCTTGCGCCAATGAACACGGCTGGAGTTGATAAGATAATCCATGTAGTGACTGTCATGTGGGTTGACGGTTACATCCCAACTCCCATCAGCTGCCCGTTTGATCGTGAAAGGCTCCGGCAGCACTTTCACCTTGTGGGGGATGATGTTGTTCGTCCAAACGTACACACCACCTGCCTCTTTGACCTCTTCGATGCCGGAACCTGTAATCTTCCAGTTCACATTGTCGAAGAACATGGTCTGGCTGTTGAACGTGTGTGCGGTGAAATTCAGGTCAATCTCATCGAGCATAGACAAGCCGCTGCCTCCAACACGAGGAGAATCCAGAATCAGATTGCGTATATCGACAGGCAGGAACCGACGCATAGCGTCACTCTTCAGGAACGACACAATATCGCCAGCCTTGATCTCGCTGACCTTGAATCTGTCCACATGCACATAGCGGGGCGTATCGCTATTATCATCTTTCAGAATGTAATAGCCGTTCAGTCTGAGAAAATAATGTAGGTATGACGAGTTGATCGTATAGGTCTTGTTGCCGTTGCGCTGCCCGATTTTCTCCTCCCAGTACTGGGCAGGCATAGCCAGTGCCAGCAAGTTGCGGTAATCCTCATTGGACGGGTGCAGTTCTACATAATCACGGAAGTCCTTGCGCGGCTTGCCCCGGCGGTCACGGTACCGTCCCAAGGATTCGGGCAGCCACACGGTATAAATATGCAAAAATTCCAAAGCCAGTTCCGTGCCCTTACGGATGCCTGTACTATCAATGTCGGGGATATTATAGAGACGCTTCACGTATTTCATGATCTCTTTAATTTCATCAGACGTGATCTTTTGTGTCTCACTATTGAACCACAAGGGATAATACCCCAACGCCCGGACACACAGCGCATCACGCTCACCTGAACAGATGAACGCCTCTTCGAGCTTCTGCGATATGTAAGGCTTGCCCTCATTAGCCGGATCATCAAAAAACTGCGTCTCTTGTGAGGCGTTCCATTTCGCCCAAGCAGCCTTCAGCTCGTACAGCCCATTGGTATAATACCGGGGTTTGACGCCATCAGGCGTATAGCTAAAACGCCACTGCTTGTCCGGATTCAACGGCTCATAAATCTTGTAGAAAGATTTTTCGCTCTCCGGCTTGCCGTCCACTCCGGGAATGACACACTGACGCATCAGAATCGGATAAGTCGGTGTGGTGTATTTGGTGGTCACCTCGCGGTTCTTGACGTAGCTGATTGACTTGGCCACATGCCAATGCAACGCATCGCAATGCTCCTGTTTCACACGAGGGCCCAGTATGGCAAGCTGCTCAGGAGTAAACGCTTCTTCAAGTTCAAAAAACCGGGAACCTTCAGCTTCATCAGCCGAAGCCGGTCTCTTGCGGATATCAGGCTTGTTGACGGAATGCTTCAGTTCGTCGGAAACATTATAGCGCGCCGCCAACAAGACAACGGCCTCGCCAAAACTGACGTGCTCCTCCCTCATGCAAATATCAATCGGGCTGGTAGCCGTTCCCTGGTCACCAAAATCGGTCACCTTGTAACAATCACCGTATTTGCGTATGCATGCGGACGCATCGTCTTCGTCCGGACGAATCTTAAATTTCTTACGGTTATCAACACATCCCTCGGCCTGTGGATAATAATACAGAATGATATCCAGACCATCATGAGAAGCGGCATATATATCTGAAGCTTTTATCATAGAGTCTTATATTAGCGGTACAAAATTACAGAGTTGCATTTTTTTCGGAAAGACCAGCCTCTCCCCCTGCCTTTAGGGGAATGTCATAGTCTCTCTTGCGAATGTTATGCGTGCCTGCATAGCAGTGTCCGTATCCGTCCCAGAACACGCGCCTGTTAGTCGGAATCCGGCACATCACTCCATTCACCAGTTTTCGCTTGAGCACACGAATGGCACCTGTCACTTTACGGACCTCGCCGGAATGGTCGGTAAGAAAGAACCGAGAGAAGGACACCCCCTCGGGTTGTGCCAGCTCCCATTCCCGGATAGTATATAGTCTGTATTGATTCATCATCAGAACTTTGTTTTTAGCGATTTGAATTATAACATTTCCAGAATCTCATCATAGGTTATTTGCCCTTTTCGCCTTTCCGGTGTCCCGACCAATGCCATACGTTCCCTTTTCCTTTCACAGAAATAGCTGCGTACACACCGGCGGAGATAATTGTAAGGATCAATTGTGAACAGTTTCTTTTCACACACACCTGATATTACACGGGTGATGATACTTTGCCATGCTTCCTTTATAACATCCTGGCTGTTAGTGAATCCTCCTGAATACATATAGCCTTTGATCTTTGATTCGTAAGTGGTAAAGGCTGATGTCATTTCCTCCATATCACTTTTTTCATAAAAGTCTATCATGACTTCGGCTATACGGACAGCCTCGCGATAGCGTTGGACCAGATCTCTTTGGGAAGAACTGTGTCTGAAAGGTATTATAACTTTCTTGCAATAATCCCCGCGTGTCATCAAAACCGGTTTGCTATCTTCCGTCATAATGACTATCCCTTTTATGGAATCAGGGGATACCTCATGCTCAACCGCATACAGGAGCCTGCCTAAAGTGAACCGATACATATGCTTCTGTTTTCTTAGCAAGTAACGTCCATCAGAACCGGGTCTTATCAGTCTTCCGGTGTTGGTGTTCCATAATTCACCATTCCTGCTTATCTCGTAGTGAAATCCATGAATAAGATACCGTTGGTTTTTATCTAGTGTATTCATTTTTAATCAGTTTTAAATATTAATCTTTTTCGATGAAAGTGTTAGTCGTGTTTATCACACCAGCAGAATCAACGCTCTTACCATCCCGGATAAACACTTTTTCTCGCATTAACTCTTCATAGT